CCGGCATAACAGCACCGCAGCCTCGATGGTTACTTTTAGTAAAGAACCCGCCATCTTTTGCAGTCCTGTACTGCTTTGTCTTATCAGCAATCTTCTTAGGCTGTGATGAAAACTGCTTACCAGCTTTTGTATCCTCTCTCTTAGCCTTAGTCGTTGCCGCATACTCTTGGCTCGATAGCGCCTGTCTTGCTTTCTTGGGCAAGTACCGCTCACCGGTAGCTTTAGGTCCCTGCGTAGACGGCTTGCCAGACTTTGTTCCCCAATCCTGCTTGCTCCACTGAGAAAGCTTGTTACTACTTTTTTTCTTCGGGCCTGAGTAAGTACCACCAGAACCTTTGTAATACTTTACAGCAAGTTGCATTGCTCGAGCAGAGTGTTTGCCACCCATCTTAGCCTTGGCTCTGGACTTAGCTGCCGCCCACTTCGCTGGATCTTTTTTGGTTGCTGTAGCTGTCATTAGTTTATCTTAGTTACTGGTCTTTTGTTAGGCAACATGCTAGAGAAACCTCTAGGTTTTACATACTGAGGTGGTGGTGCTTTAACGATAGAATCAACTCTCTTTATATCGTTCATTAATCAATCTCCACAGTTATAGAACCATTAGTTATAACCTGAACTTCTCCAACGCCGGTAGATCCCTGCAGGCCAGCGGTCGATGGCGTTGATATGTTTACAAACTCATTGCCAGTATAGACTTGAAGCGCCTCTATACTGAGATTCCAAATGACATCGCCTGCGTTAAACTGTAATTCCGATATGCTTTGATTTGTAAACTGAGGCGTTGCGCTTGGATCATACGCATTTAAATTAAGCTCTATAAGCCTAATCGCCTTGTTAAATACATCTCTGCCAACAGTCTCAGAGTTGGCAAACGGCAGTGCCGTATTAAGTATCTTAGCCATTATCTGCGACCATTAGGTTGTATATCTAATCGCGTTCCCCCAATCCTAAAGCCAACATCTATCTTTTGAGTATTTGTACCATCATCATCAGATTCAAATCGAAGAGCCGCCTGCCTTGCTCTAGCTCTCATGTCTATCTTATTAGTAGTACTTGTGAATGAAGATGTCTGATCTGTTGTAAAGCTCTGTCCAGGATAGTCTCTTGTCTTGATCTGAACGTTAATCGTTTGGTCAGAACCAGATCCTTGAAACTTAACATCAGGGATAAAACGTTTAATAAACTGAAAGTCTTCACCTTCGCCTATGTCAAAGTCAGCACTCTGAACAAAAACGTTATCCATTGGCTCGCCATCCGCGTTATAGCCAATCTCATGAGAGTATAAGTACGGCGTGTCGCCATACTTACCAGCAGCAGTTGGAAGATCAAAGATACCTTCGTCTAACCAAGCTGTTCTAGATAGCTGACCAATAGACCAAGTGTTTTCTACATAGTTAAACGTCACATAAAGATCAACGGCAGTGGCGCCAAGGCTGCAATAAAACCAGCTAACCTCATCAAACTGCTTGTTCAACGTACCGACAACTTGAAAAGATTGTCCTTCGTCAAGGTTGTCAAAAACGTAAGAATGTACAGTGCAAGGTACAGGCTCAACAGATCCGTTATACCTGTAGAATCCTTTCTTATCCATCCAGAATATTCCAGATGGAGAGTTAACCATTGCATTTGGTCCAATCAAGCTTACACCTTCGTTTAAAAGATTAAGGCCAAAGGTTAAAGGCGGTCCAATAAACTGTAGGCTATAAAGCGCAACGTCAGTCCAGATCAAAGTTTCTTGTCTAGCTCTTACAGCGCCAATAATCTCCGACCCAGCAGAACATCTTAAAGATCCTGCTGTGTTGTCGGACCTGGGCTCCCAGTCTGAAATGTTTTCTTGATCGGAAAAGGCTACAAGTAACGGATCAATATCACCGCTTCTTATTCCAGCAACAATAGGATCTGCGCCTAATACAATAGCGTGTCGATCAACGTCAGAGATAAGGACTTGAAGTCCTTTTGTCGGCGCAAGGTTAGAACCAGCCAAAGAGTTTAACGCCACAGCTCTAGTATTAAGTCCGTTAGACTTATCCCAATAGTAAAGCCCTCCAGCTCTTGGGCAGGCAAACAGATCTTCACCAAAGTTATCCATAGACCACAGCCGAAGCTGGTTTGCATCTGTTAAAGAGCTGGTTGAACCCCAGGTTCCAGAGCCCCATCCGCCAACACCCCAACCTGTACCGTCAACAAAGACATCTAGACCAACTGTTATTTGATACGCAGCAACAGTAGAAGATCCGCCATTACCAGTATCACTGCCATTAGCCGTGACTGTAACGCCATCTGTGTCTTTTGCTGTGATGGTATAGGTATTTGTCGTTGGAACTGAAACAATCTGATATTCTTGGTTCAAGACGTTTGCGATAATGTTTCCGCCTAATGACGCTGCATCTGAGAAAGTAACAAAGTCGTTTATGTTTGCGCCATGGTTTGAATCAGTGATCGTTAAGGTTGAAGAACCATTGACAGCGGCAAAGGTAGCAGCGCCTGCAGCAGAAGTCTTTCTTATAGGGGTGATATCGTTGTAACTAGAACCTTCCTGGATGTACAGCTTGTATCGAGTTCCTAGTCCAAGAAGCTTTGTGCCGTCTAAGTCAACCCAAGCGTGTAGCTTTCTGCCAGTTCCTTCATAAGAAACAGATATATATTTTTCCCAACCGCCTATCTTTTCAGCAAACCCTTTTCTAAACCTAACAAGATTGCCATCAAACCAGCCTCCTTCCGCAGTGTAGCTAGTTCCCTGCTTGTTTATACCTGGATTAAATATAAATTTTTGTAAAGGCATTTTATCTAACCTGATATTCTCCAGAGCTGATCATCTGGCAAATTTCTAATGAGCGGTCGCCAACCTGTTCAGCCCAGCGACTACGATAAAACTCTTGTCCAGCTTCCTCGTAGTTACCAGTAGCCATATGGCTAAGAGCTTTGACGAATGTTCTAAGTTTGGTCTGTCCAAGATTGAATGACAAGTCAATCAGAGCGTCTTGTCGCACGCTATCTAAGTCTTTAAACCACTCGTACTCACTTAGTAACTCTTGTTGACACCGCATAATGTCGTTCTTAAGTAGGTATTCAATTTCATCGTTAGACAAGCCAAGACCAGACTCCGAGATATTTCTACCAACGCCAATGGTTTCGTACCCAGCAGAGCACATATAGACCTTATCTCTAACGCCTTCGTGCCGCTTCAACATATTAACTAATCGCATCATTCGCTATGCTTATGGGAAGCCCCGTAATAAAAAGATATGATGCTGCTGACAATCCCGCCAAGATAACCGAGAACAAGGTTAACAATACCGTCATCGTTAGCAGCGGGGTCTTGTAACGTGACCAAAGCAATATAGCCACCGAAAAAGAATACGCACGCAACTGCAATAAACTTTGGAGTCCAATCGCCTTTAAACGTTGAACGAGCGTTTTGGATATCTTCTGTTTCGAGTTTAAAAACATCTACATCTAGCTCCTTCATCCGCGCCTGAAAATCAAATTCCGCTTTTTTAATTTCTGCAAGTTGTTCGGGGGTAGCCGCTTGGACGGCCTTCTCAATACTCTTTTCATCAGGCTTGCACCCCAGTACCCCAGCGATTGTTTGTGCCGCAGCACCACCTAAAGGCCCACCGAGCGCCTTTCCAATGGTAGGTGCCAGAGTACCGATCAAGCCTTTTATTGCGTTAAACTTCATTTTGTTAATACCAAGCCAACAATGGCGATTAAAGAAGTAATCATGACGGGGTAGATGCCCCAGATCATTCGTTCTAACTTATCAAAGCGTTGTGACCCGGAGTCTAACCGTTCTTTAATAGCATCATACCGCAAGGCGCACTCCCGCTCATGTGTTTCGATTCGTTGTAACGCCTTACTAGCATGAGTCTGCGCCATTATCCTTCAGCCGCTTCCGGTTCTACTTCTTCAACAACCTGAATTGATTCACGAAGAGCGTTTTCACGAAAGCCTAATGCAACCTGTAGATTAATACTCTGCTGCTGTGCTGCCGCAATCTGATTCTGCAAATCAGCAAGCTGTTTGCGCAGGTTAACCACCTCGACGTAATGCACCTTGGTGTCGTTACCAAGTTCATTTACATCATACTCCTGATCGTCGATGGTCAAAATCACGGGTTGCTGCTCTTGTTGCTCTGTCATAGTTCTTCCTAGTTAGTTAAAGCGTTACTTTATTGTGCCATCTTTTTCAAGATCGAGCACTCTTCCTTCAAGATAACCTAGCCTAATCTCTTGGGCGTGGTTAGTGCGTATCGCTTCTTGAACTTCTTGTGGTGGTGCCCAGTTGTTGCGAAAGCTAGTGTTTAAGTCCACAACTTTTTGCAACGCATTAATTTGACTGTTTTGCAACAGATCGTCAGGCAATGCACCTAACTCGCCACGCGGCCATTTAATCCTAAACTCGCTGTTCATGCCTATGTCAACTTCAAGAATCGTTAGCTGTCGCTCTAACACCGAGATACGGTTAGTGACT